AACGCTGACTACCTACCATATAAGCTTGATGATATTGTTGTTGTAAAAAACTCTATAAATCAAACTTGTCCATTAAGTGTTACAGAGATTATGTCTTCTATACTTAAACGATTTGACTGTGGTTTGTTTTATGAATATGATAGCTCTGTACCAACTCACGTTTTAAGAATTGACCCTTTATCTTTAGTTCGCTCTGGAGGACAAGACATTAATAATTTACTAGATGATTTAAAATCTGTAAAAATAACCAACGGTGGAGATAAAGTAAAAAACCTAGAAATTAAAAATGCGAATTTTGGAGGATATTTTGATGACATCAATAATGATGATGTTACAATAGGCTCTACACTTCAAGAATTAAATAATGAAGGTGTAGTTGAATTAAAAATAGATTTAAACTCTTCAGTATACTATAAGTCTGTTTGCGGACCGATAAACTATAATGACTTTGAAAACTCTAACCTTGGTGCATTTAGCGAAAGACAATTAGGTTTTACACCTAATCTATTTACTCAAAACAAAGATATAGGACTTCGTTTTGCATTTTTGGATAAGCCACTATATAAGACAAATCTTTTAGTGCCTAGAGTTGTTATACGACTTTACGTAAATAATCCTGTTTGGATTACTGCACCAACTATGAAAACAGAGAGTCAAATAATATTCTCAAATAATCAAGCTGGACTTGGTTCAAATTACATTGGTGGTCAACATATATTTAACGGAAGACTATTTAGCCAAAACACGGCAGGTTGGAGTTTATTGTTTGAAAAAGAGAATAGAGACACAGGAGAAGCTTATGATGATATATTCGCTGTATCTGAAAAAATACTTCAGTCAGAAAAGCCTCGTATAGAATTTGACATAGTTGTTCCTACATCTAATTTATCTAATTTAAATTTCTTCTTACAAACGCTTAGTGCTACTAATTTCACTCCTAATGCCATACTTGTTAAAAGCGCAAGCGGAGAAGTATTTGAGGATTCTGCTTACTTAACTATAGAAGGTATACTCCAATAATTGTAAATTAATCATATGGCTACATACGATGACTACCCACAATCTGCTACCAACAACGCTAAGAAAGCTCTTAGATGGAAGAAGGAACACGGTGATGAGGTAAAGGGTATGACTGCTGTAGGATGGACAAGAGCTAACCAATTAGCATCAAGAAGAAAATTAAGTTATGAGACCATTGCTCGTATGGCTGCGTTTAATCGCCATCGTAAGAATTCTGCGATTGACCCAAAGTATAAAGATACGCCTTGGAAAGATAGAGGCTATGTTGCTTGGCTCGGTTGGGGTGGCACATCGGGAGTTAACTGGGCAATTAAGAAGGCTGAATCCATACGAAAGGGAACGGTAAAAGCTGAGGTAGAAGTATCTAATGCACCTTGGGGTGATAGAAAAAAGAAAGACAATGGATAAATTACCATTATTTGATATAACATTAAAGGACATTGAGCAAGGGATGTATAAAATCTCTCTTGTTGATAAGCCTGCAATAGAAGAAAACTTTATATACTTCAACGAAACTAAGGTTACTGAGAAGATAAATATGTTTGCCTCAGATGAGAAGAAAGAATTAGTAGGGCCGATAATGATTCCTAACAAGGAAATCTTACGCTATGACCAAGAAGTTGGTTACTACTATGTTCGCTTCACAGAGGAGACTATTAAAGAAATTATGTACAAGTACTCTAAGGAGGGCTTGTTCAACGCATTTGGTATTAATCACTCATACGATACAGATGAGGTGGTTATGCTTGAAGTTTGGATGAAAGAAGGTGAGTACGACAAGTCAATGAACTACGGCTTTGACCTTCCAAATGGAACAGTATTCGTTAAGGCTAAAGTTGAGTCTGACGAATTATTTACTTCAATCAAGAATGGTGAGATAAATGGTTTCTCCATTGAGATTAAGGCTGATATTAAACAAATATATAAAGAAGAAGAAGAAATGAATGAATTTAGTTTTGGCAAAGAACTTGGCAAGCTGGAGGCTCAACTTGAGTCTAATGCTAACAAGTACGAAGCAAGGATTGAAGCTTTAGAGAACGAGAATAACGTACTCTTAGAAGCTGTAAGCTCTTTTGAAGATAAGTTCGCTGGTATTGAAGAATTAAAAAATGCCATTGAAATGATTCAGAAGCACATTGAATCTATGGAAGCCCCTGTGGAAGAGGAAGTTGTAGAAGAGGTGATGGAAGAAAAACAACCAGAAGAAGAAGTTATTACTGAAGAGCCTGTAACTGAAGAGGTTGTTGAGGATGAGGTTGAGTTGAAATCTTTCTCTGAAGAAGAAACCAATGAGTTAGAAGTTGAGGAGCAATTTGCTGCTGAACAGAAGGCTCAAGAGGTTGAAGAAACAGTAGAAGACAAGACAGTAGTTTTTAGTAATATCACTCCTGAGAAGATTGATATGATTAATAACTTCTTCAACCGCAAGTAATTATTGTAAATTAAGTTAAACAAATCAACTTTAAAATAAAATAAAATGAGTATAGTAATATCAAACTTGCCATACGGTGACCGTCGTCCAGACCTGTTCATTGATACTATGGTAAAATCGGCAGCGGTTCTTAATCGTTTCCGTCTTGTTGACGGTGTTAAAGCTAAGGTAAACGTACCTATCTTTGATGCTACATTATCCTTCGGTTCAGACGTTTGTGTCTTTGACGGAGCTTCAGCCGCTACAATCGGTGAAAAAGAAATGACTGTTCTTACTTACAAGTGGTCTTTCTTAAACTGTAAGAACGCTCTTGAGTCTTCTTACCGTGGTCTTCTACTAAAGAAAGGTCAGAACAATCCTGAGACTATGGATTCTGACTTTAAAGATTGGGTATTTGATTACTTCGCAAAATTGTCTGCTGAAAAAGCTTTAAATGTTGCAGGTACTCTATTGACTACTGAAATGGCTGCTGATGCTGCTGTATTGGATTACGATACTGATGCTGTATTAACTGCTGCTAACATCTTGGATAAATTGGAAGGTGCTTACGCTTCAATGTCTGACGTTATGTTGTCTGCTGTTTACGGAGATGCTGACCGTGATTTTAAACCTGCTATCTTCTTGGGAACTGCTGCTATGCAACACTACCAAATTGCTATTGCTGGTCTATACACTACTACTCCACAAGGTGTTGTAGAAGGTGGCGTACCGAACTACTACGGTATGGAGGTTATTCACTTCCCATCTATGCCAGTTAACGAATTTATGATTGCTGCTGCTCAGAACATTGTTATGTTGACTGATGAGTACAATGACGTTCGTGCTATTGATATGAAGTATGAGGCTGAATTATCTTCTGATAAAATCTGGGGACAGTTCAAGTTAGGTTTCTCTTACCTTAAAGGTGAAGAAATTGTCTACGCTAAGAACTTCGCATAATTAATTAACTAACGGAAGGGCTTCGGCCCTTCCTTTTAATACCCTATAAAAAAATGGCTTGTACTGTAACCCTCGCTAATATTACTTACGGATGTGATGATTTAGGTATTGGTGGTATTGTAGAACTTCACGTGGCTTCACGTGCTGCTTCTCTCGCTGCTATCACTACTAAAGATGATTCTACTCGTGTAATATCTGCTGTTAGTGGTGCTGCTTCTGATGTGGTTCAATTCTCTTTCAACTTGAAGGACGGATTCTCCGTATTCTCAGAAGTTAAAACTTCTAACGCTGATGGAACTTTCTCTACTGTTCCAACTATCTCAGCAGAATTTCCAAAGATGGATGCTGCTCGTATTACCGCTTTAGACCAAATGTCTAATGGCGCACCAGAAATGGTAGCTTTCGTTAAGACTGCTGCTGGTACTCATCACGTATGTGGTTTAGATTTCGGTCTTTACACATCAACTATTGATGGTAACTCTGGAACAGGACGTTCTGAGAAGAATCGTTTCCAATTAACTATGACTGGTGAAGAAGCTGGATTGTCTTATTCAATCACTTCTGCTTTGTTTGATCAGATTACTGCTTAATAGCAAATCTTGTAAATTAACACAAGGGGAGCGGAGCAATCCTCTCCCCTTTTTTATATTCAAATATATGGCTTTCAACTGTTCAATTCTTTTAAGCGACATTGATATCAATTGTAACAAAAAGGTTACGGGTGGTATCAAAAAAGCTATCTTATTATTACAGAAAGATTTAACTATAACCTTCAGTCCTACTGACGAGACATTGGTTACACAGGTTGATACTTTAAACACTGTTTCTTTTTACCACAATACAAAGGACGGCACTACAACATTTACAGAGAACAAGAATACTTCAAATGGATTGGGAGTTATATCTACTGATATTACTATTCAATCTCCTGCGATAGATAACAAGGTCAATCAAATAGACCTTATGAGCCGCAGAGAAGACATCTGCTGCATCCTTTTGCATAACAACGACACTGTGACTATCTCAGGTTGGATGGATGCCTTAACGATGAACTATGAGGCAAGTAGTGGTACAGGTACATCTGATAAATCTTATGTCAACATAACACTAAACACCGAGAGCGGAATTGCTTCCTTGGTATTAGATGATAAAACACCTTTTTCTGACCAAACTATCTTTAGCTAATGCCTTATAACTACGGAGGAACTGGATATCTTGCAAACGCTACTGGCGAAGCAGATGGTGAAGTTAACTACCTATTTGTAAGAGGTGGATACAGCGGCAGTATTGTAAATTCTATAGAAGGAGACGGGTTAGTTTTCTTCCTACAACTACACGATTAATAAAAACAAAATATAATGGCTTACGAACAAATTGTTAAAGAGGGGAATTTCCATCAATCAGCCACAGGCGATTACGGATTCCGTTTATTAGAAGTTGGAGAAGCTTCTGTTGCAGGTGAGAGCTTTCGTGCTATCCAAGCATTGGAAGGAGCTGTAGTAACTACTACTACTTTAGTAGGTGATGCATTGACTAATGCAGGTCTTGGCGAAGGCACTATCATCTATGGTAAATTTGACAGCATATCTTGCGTATCAGGCAAGGTATTAGCTTATAAAGCACTGTAATGAACTATGTTAGGACTACTAAATACCGTCCTTTCACGGGGTGGTTCACTATTAACCTATGTAAAGGATGGACTTGTTATGGCGAATAGATTCTTAACACCTCCGAAATTAACTTTCCCCGCCCAAGGCTCGGCCGAATTCAACGGGACGAGTGATTATATACAAACGGCAAACCCGTTTAGCCATACCAACCACACGATAGCGGCGTGGGTTTATGCGAATGATGACGCCAACAACAAAATCATTTTTGATAATCGCGAGGTGGGTGATGATGGTTTGGTTTTCTTTAGTACGGGAAGCGAAACAATACAACACACTTTTAATAATTCAACTTTAGCAAGTATATCATCTTACACGGATGAGTGGATTTATGCTGTGGGTAGTTACGACGGCACAACGCAAAAACTATACATTAACGGCTCACAAGTTGCCAGCGCAACCACAAGCCAGACAATAAACACCACAACAAATGCGATAATTGGCGCACGTTCTTTTAGTACAAAAGCCAGCTTTTTCAACGGCAACCTCGCCAACGTCGCAATATGGAACCGCGCACTTTCAAGCGATGAAATAAATTCCGTGATGTGGAAAACTTACGAGCAAGTATCCACTACAGAAAGCAATGGATTACAAGCTTGGTATAAGTTAAGTGCTGA